CTTGCTGGACTGGATTTTTTAATCGTCATATTAGCATCTCCATAACGAATCAGTTTAATTTTTTTGCCTGACTTTGCTAAAACTGCAAACTTTTTAGTTTTAGTTCTGGCATTTTTAGGCTTGTTGTAACCAGAAAATTTTTCTCCTCTATAAGTAATCATAAATATTATTTTGTAATAATTATCTTTTTAATGCTTTGACTGCCATCAATATTTTTCTCTAATTCAGCATTGCTTTTAAGACATTGAAATTTAATATTATCACCTACATTTCTACTAGCTACTCTTTGACCTGATAAACAAGCACTCATAGAAGTTTGTAATCTATGTTCTTTAAGTTCATTATCTACAAACATTAATAAAGCTATTACCATTTCCATTAATGTGTTCCTTTTCCATTTGCTCTAACTTTATCTTTTAACACCTCTATGTCAATTAGAGCTTTTTCCATTTGTTTTTGTAAAAATTGTATATTAACTTTGTTGTGCATCATATCCTCTATTCTTTTTTCAATTTTTTCAACTGTTTTATAAAGGTCTTCCAACAACATAAACTGTTCTTGATCGGTTGGTTTTTGTTGAGATTTTTTAAGAAGATCTGCTTCAAATAATTCTCTTGAAGTTTCTAAACTTGTAAGTCTAGCAGTTACTTCTGTGTAACCAAAAACTCCCATAGCTACTGCAAACACAATAGCAACCATATTTTTAAGTGGCATACTTACAGATGTGTTTTCAGATATTTTCATTTCTTTCTCATAATCCAAATAATTAATACAGAAAACATAACCCAATACCAAAAGCAATACGGTGCAACTTTTGCAAAATTAGCAGGTAATAATAAAAATGCTATTTTATCTAATAATTGTTCCATTATATATTTTTACTTTCTATTCGAATGTGTTTTAAAACTTTACCTTTTTGAGAACCTTCTTTAATAACGTAACCAGTTGTACCATGACCATTAATATTAACTTCTTTTCTAAATTTATTTAAAAGTTTATTACTATAATTCTTTTTATCTTCCTCATACTTCTTAACAATTAAATCTTTTAATCTTTCTTTCATTCAAACATACTGGGGTTAGGAGATTGAGACTTTATTTTTTTTGCAAAATCTATTGTTGATCTTTTGTATTTACAATCACATTTTTTACAAACTTTTAAAACGTATAACTCACGCCATAGTTTGTTTTCCATTCTACTAAAGAAAGTTAAAAACTTTTTTAAAATAAAGTTGCGTATTTTATCATAAACATTTGTTGTTTTACAACCACAAAATTTTCTCATATTGGTTTTCCTTGACCTCTACTAAATTTTGCCTTCTTATGTTTTTTTGAATGTCTACCTGGTCTTTTAGTTCTTTTTTTTTCTAACTTTACTAGACCTAGAAGATTTTTTTTTGCCATAATTTAATCCTTGTTGTGAAAGTAAACTTACTTTCTTTCCATACTTATTTACAAAGGATTTTGCAATAGTTTTTGACATTATTTTTTTTTCCGATTCATTAATTTATCAGAAACTTTAGAGCCAAAACTTGCTGTAAAAACAATAATTACAAGATACCATACGCTATCAGGTAGGTCATTTATAATAGAAACCCACTCTCTAAAGTTCTCTCTTGTTTGTGGAAACCAGCCAGTTGTAAGCATACCAATCAGCCAGAACATTAATACCTCATCTTTGATTGTATTGTTTTGACTCTTAATTCTAACAATATCCGTGTCTTTAGCTGCTTCTATTTCAGCAGCTCTAATAACTCTTTTCTTTTCTGCTTTATGTTTGAAGTGATCTGTAGCTTTATTAACAACCATTTTAGTTAATGGATTGTTAAATAATTTTAATAAGTGTATCATTTTATTACCAAGGTTTGTAAGTGGTTTTACCATTCTCATTTCTATAAGCAATAAGATATTGGTTTCTATTACTCTCTTCATTATAAGATACATGAATCCAACCAGAATTAGGTTCTCCTTCTTTATAAAATTCTAAAATAAGTTGATCTACTTCCAAGTTATTTCTAATCCACCAAGCCAGTTCTTTATTATCTATAGTAGAAATTTCTAAGTCAGCAGCTTCTCCTCTTGAATGTTGACTCGTAGGTTTGCTACCTATAGCAATACAAAGCTCCGCGCTACGATAACCAGAAGATATAATAACAGGCTTTTCGAATTCAGAACGAATGGGTTGTAATACATTCATACAAAGTTTTTTTAAATTATCAATATGACCAGGAGAAGGATTATTAGGGATACCTTTACGTTCCGCAGTTTGTGATTTGGTTAGCTCTGAAAGCTGAAAATTAGCTGAGAGTTTCATTTACAAATATAACCCGCTACAGGTTTTTTTTTATATAAAACAATTGTTCTAGGTTGCATTGGTTTATGATTAATATTTCTAACAAACTTTACATTACTTAAAAAAGTTTTTTCGCAATCATTATTAATCATAGGCAATTCTACTTGTTGTAAACTAACTAATATTAAAATAAATTTCATTGTATTTTCCAATCATCATCTACATATAGTATTTGTACATTTAAATCTTTTTGTTTTTTAGAGGGAGATCTATTAATTTTATCTCCTCTTTTATTAGAGTAGCTTTTATTCTTTCTATAAGACACAGATTTAACATCATAATTAGTATACTCTTTTGTCTTAATATTAAAAGTAACAATATCTATAGGACCAACTCCACCAATAGCTTGAAATACAATTGTATTAGGTTGTTTTGCAAGTTGAGCTAAAGCAATTAATTCTGATATAACACCTTTATTTTGTTTATGATTAATACCCATAATACTACAAGTTGTATAACTATATATAGTATAAATGTAAAGACTAGCTAGTAAATGTTGATTAGGAACAATTTTATGTTTTTATTTTTTCTTTTAATTCTTCACACTTAAAATGTATTCTAAGTTTAACTCGATCTACATCTTTATCTAATTCTTCTAAGATTCCAATAGAAAGTCTATTGCCATATATTTGACAATCTGAATAATTTTGAAATTTTATTTCATATTGTTCTTTCCAGGAAGGAGTACATTCATTATGTATTAATGAACACATAGTAAAAACAAGAAAAAATTTCATAATTTTTATTTAAAATATTGATAAATAGATGTAACAACACTACCAAGAAAAAGTAAAGCTATTAAACCACCTTTACCTTTATTAAGATCTGCTCTTAACGATTTAGTTTCTTCTTTTAATTCTTTTATTTCTCTACAAATAAATTCTAATTTAACTTCTGTAGGAGATTGCTTAGGCATTTTTTTACAATTTTAAAACTGCCTTAACCTCATCATCATCTAAACCTAATTCTTTTAATTTAGATATGGCTGAAGCTTTTTTGTTTTCGTTATTTATTTTTTCAGTATCAAAATTAGATTGTAAATTTGCTAAACCGTCCATACATTCTTGTTCAGTAGGTTTTGTTTTACTATCGTCATGTATAATTAAATTTGCATAAATTTTATTTTCTGGATTACTCCATCCAAACCATTGTCCAGTATGTAATGAAACTAAGTAATCTTCTATCTGATCTGCTCTACCATTATTATCCATCAAGTATCTCCTAATCTAATAAATTTAATACAGGTTCTATCTGTGCTAGAATCTCCACTTAAAGTAACTCCAGTTGCAGAACTTGGCACAGTAAAAAGAAGTTTATGAGTAGTTGTATTTGTTACATCAAATATTATATTATTTATTGCAGTTGTATGTTGACCAGAAGCATTTTCAACATGAGTATAAGCTTCAGCAAGATCTGAATAACTTGAGTTATTTACTGTTCCTCTTATGACAGGTCCTACTTGTTCTGCTCCGCCACTTGTTCTAGTGACATAAATTTGAAATATTATTAAATAAAATCCTGTTGCTGGGAAAGTAAATATGCCTGAACTTTCAGTCATAGTTGTTCCAGAAGTTTGCGTATTAGTTAAATTTGCAGTTAAATCATTATTATCTGCTGCTAGCGATACGGCTGATGTTAATCTCCAATTATCAAAAACTGTAAGTCCACCTCCTATACCAGAAACAAAATTTGCTTTAGTCATTTTCTTTAAAGCTGCTGAAGCGGAAGTATCTGATATTAATATTAAATCATCATCTGCAATAGATGTTTCTGCTGATTGACCTGTAATAGCAGTTGGATCTAAATGTTCATCTGAGATTGCATCATCAGCAATCTTAGCTCCTGTAACTGCATCCGCAGCTAATTCATCTGTAACAACTCCACCATCTTTAATAGTGATAGCTCCAGAACTAGCAGCAAAATTATCTGAACTAAACGAAGCTGCTCCTTTTGCAGAAGTTGAAGCGTCTGCTAAATTAATAGTAACTGTTCCAGAAGTTCCTCCTCCTGTTAAATTTGTTCCAGCAGTTACTCCTTCAATATCTCCGGTTCCATCAGCTCCAGAATAACTAAAGTGTACTCCTACTCCATCTGTATTGGAGAATGTTCCGCTTGATACAATGTGTGTTACTGCAACTTTGGTATATCCAGAAGCATCTGTTACAGCACCTGATACTTTAAAAGTTGCATAAGTAGATGCAGTTCCTTCTTTAGTTACAGTTACAATTCCTCTAGCTGTTGAGTTAGATACATCATCCCAACTTTGAACAAAGCTAGATATATCTGCTCCAGCATCATCTGCATCGTCTACAAATAAAACAGATACAGAACCTAATGTGCCATTGTTAAAAGCAATTTTTCCTGCACCTGGATCAGCATCCGAAGTAGAGTTGTTGAATGTCATGGATAGTTGAGAGTTTGTTCCCGAAGCTCCAGTAGCACCAGTTGACCCCGTGCTTCCTGTAGATCCTGTTGAACCTGTATCTCCTTTTAATCCTGTTCTTGTAAAATGTACGGATAACTCATCTGCTGCACTAAAGGTATTATTACTAGCAAGATGAACAACTGTAATTTTATTATAACCACTTTCATCTGAAACAGCAGCAGTAATTTTAAATCTAGCATAAGTTTGGCTATCGTTAATATCTACAATGTGTAAAAATCCTTTGATGGTAGATGTAGAAGACCCCCATGTAGCAGTATCTGTTTGTGTGGTAGCACCATTTGCATCAGCATCATCAATGTAAACTTCTGTAACATTTGCATAAGTTGCGTTATTAAAAGCAATCTCACCAGCGCCAGGATCTGCATCTGAAGTACCTGTATCAAACTTATAAAAATATCCTGGTATTGCTCCATCTTCTCCAGAAGATACAAAAGAAACAAATGTTTTATCATTGTTAGCAAAAGTTCCAGCACTATCAATATACACTAAAGAAATTTTTGAATAACCAGTAGCATCTGTAATTGCACCAGTTACTTTAAATACCATCCAAGTATCTAATGTGTTTGCTTTTGAAATTCTTATTCTACCTCTATTGGTATCATTACCTGTAACATCATCCCATGATTGAACCCATGCAGCAACATCTGTTCCATTAAATTCTAAATCATCAATGTACATTTCTGTTACACTAGAAATCGTTGCGTTATTTAATCGAAAGAAACCTGATCCTGGATCTGCGTCTGCTGTGGTTGTTGAATATTGAAACATTGCACTGTCTCCACCTGCTGGTAGAAAGTCTGCAACTGTAGTTAAAACTTGTCCTGTTTCGTCAAAGCCTAAAGTTTTAGATGCTCTTGTTGCTGCATCATCTGTAAATTCTGGTGTAGTAATTGAGTTGGTACTTGATACTTTAAATGACCTATTTAATTCCTCTTGCATTTGTTGGATGGTCATAGTAGCACGATCCAATCCCTCTTCGTGGGATTCCGCAGGAAATGGATCATTGGCGATATAGTCTATCGCTTGAGTTTGCGGAACTTCTCTTCTAATCACCACTGTTTCACCTGTTGCCGGAACATTGCCAGATGTGAAAGTTATACTTCCACCTGAAGCAACTCCTGCACCAGCTACTGTGTAGTGAGTAGTTAAAGTTTTTACAGTCTCAACACCTGTTGATGATCTAATAATTACCTCTAGATCAGAGTCTGCAAATATTTTATAAGTGTAAGCAAACTCGGTTGTAGAATCATTGCCTGAGTATGAATTTTTAACTGTTGTCGAAGATACTGTCATATTAAAAACCTTTAAATGTTGATGATGGTTTAGTCAATAAAAATTCTTGATTATAATCTCTTTTCATTCTATTTTCCATTCTTCTTAAAGTACCTGGAGACATTGTTTCCATTATTGAATAACCAATAAGATAATCAAAAGCAGTTTTTAAGTAAAACAAATTCATAAAAGGTATGCTTTGACTAACAGCTCTGTAAGCAGTTCTTCCAGCTTTACCACCCTCACCTCTTATACCATATTTAATTGCTTGAACAAGATCAAATGCAGTTAAAGGAACTGGTCCTGAAATGTTACCTATAATATCTCCACCACTTCTTGTTTCTTGAAATAATACATCTCCGTAAATACCAAGACCACCTCCTTGTAAAAAAGCTGCCATAACAGTTTTAATTTTTGTTGGATCTCTTGGTGATCTTCCTTTTAATAAATCTTTTATTGTCATTGCTAAATACCCTAATAATCCTGATGTAACAGTTATTGCTGCTAAACCTACAATCCCTTTTTGTATTTCTTTATTTGGTCCTTTAAAATAATCTATTTCTCTACCTAAAACTTTTTGAACAATGGATAGTGGGAATGCTTTAAATTGAAAAAAGAATCTTAATGCTTCTCCAGCAGCTGTTCCTGCTAATTGTCCTTGAGTCATATTAGCTCTAATTCTAGCATCAGGTTCTATTACAGCATAAATAGATCTATCTAAAAGCATACCTGACACAGATGCTTTAAATTTATCTTTTTCTATTCCTATTTCTCTAGCAGTTAAATCATTAATACCTGTAATTTTTTTTACATCAGCATCAGATATTTGATCTAGCAAACCTATGTTAATAAACTCCGTTCCATCATCTGCTTTTTCCATAGCTGTTTTTCTAATTACATTCCATTTAGTAGAATCAATATTATAAATTTTAAATAAATTTTTTAGTTGTGGATTTAATGAATCAAATGATAAATTTTTTTGTTTTGCAAAATAATTAGCCATACCTAACATAGCACCTTCTTTAAGAGTATTAGTCCACCATGATAGTAAATTAACTTTAAAAAAAAATCTTTGTGCTTTAGTAAACCCTTTACTTAAATTATCTCCTACTTGATACCTTCCAGCAATATCATAAATTGTATTATCAGCTATAAAACCAAGCATCTCTGCTATGTCTTTTTTTTGTTTGGTATTTTTAATCTTAGTTAAACTACTTAATGCTTCAAACATTCCTCCTAAAAATGTTTTTCCTTGGTATCTCATTTCAGATCCATACAAACCTATATCTGCAGCAGCTGAAACAGTTGCACCACCTAATTTTGCCATAGAAGATAAAGCTCTTGCAATAGCAGAATATTTTGCAACACCGAAATTTTCTACAGTGTAAATTGACCCATCTACAACTGATAAAAATTTATTAAATTTTTTTTCTGATATTTTGTCTGGATCTCTTTTTTCCATAACCATTCTTTTAGCTATAGCTTTTCTAATTTTGTCA